GGCGCAGATCCTGTTGGATGCCCTCGGAAACGACGCCCGACTTGAACAGGTAGACGGGATACTTCACCAGATGGGTGGCAGTACCGCCGGTCAGGTAGCTCAGTTGGTCGTCGATCACCACGCGGAGACCAGCAAAGGTCGCCACTTCAGGTTGGCCGACGCCCACGCCGCCACCACCCCAAGTCACGGCGCCAGAAGCAGCCAATGCGGAAGTGCTGAAAACCAGCATTCCAATCTGTTGGAGGTAATACGCAACTGCCGAGTGCATGGCGATGGAATCGAGTTCCTCGCCGCGCTCGCCAAGCTCGTTCTTGGCCTTGATCACGTTGGCAGCCGAGATGTAGTTCGCCTCGGTTGCAGTGGTGGTGCCAGTTACGTCAACTTGGTTGGGGCCAAGCACGCCAGCGCCGGAGATACCGCCGAAAAGACCCAGCAGCTGGTTCTTCAGGGTGGTGGTCTTCAGTTTGTTGATGGCGGCGGTCAGCTGGTTGCGGACGTGTGCCAGGGGATCGGCGCCGGAGCCGAGCTTGCTGAGATCGTCTGCGGCGTAGGCAAAGCCACGGTGCAGGATCGTCATGATCTGCTCGTCGGCGGTGGACTTCTGAGGAGTCAGATAGCCAGCGCCAGAGGTTCCCCAAGCGGCCGAGGAGAGGATTTGCTCTTCGGTGGGGTTGATGGGGTCAAAGAAAGGAACGCGGACGCGGGTGCCGCCGCTACGGGCGTCAAGAGCAGCGTTGCGCTGCACAATGCCGCTTTGGATCCACTTCGATTGCTCGAAGATGCCTTCAGAGGTGTAGGCGAGGAATTCGGGGCGGGTGACAAGATCCGACAGGAATGTTCCGCCGGAATAGTTTTCAGAGATGGCAGCCATTGTGGGCTCCTAGGTGGGTTTGCGGAGGTCGCCCCACAGGGGCTAGTTGAGACCGGCTTCTGCTTTTAACAACCTGGCTTTGTCGGGATCGCTCGCCAACATCATCATTTGCTGAGTGATGTTCCAGCTGTCCTTAGACCAAGGGTTGGTTTGGCCGGGAAGGGCGGTGGCGCGGGCACTACCCGTGACACCCATGCCGGCGCGGTTCGTAGCTGCAAAATGATGCTCGTAACCGCTGCCGGGGTTTTTTAAGTTGGTGATGTATTCACCAACTGGAACTTCCACGCCGCCGACAACAGCCACAGGCTGCCCATCTTTGGCGCGTAGGTTCTCCTGAAGTAAACGATACAGCTGATCGGGCGCTAGTGCACCAGCCTGTGAGAGTTGTGCAATCGCGGCGGACTTAACTTGCTCTTGTGTAAATCCTTGGCGGATTTGTTCCACCTCGGATTCTTTTGTGGCAAGTTGTTGCTTGAGTTCGGCAACAGTTTCTTGCGCTTGCTCCCAGAGAGTTTTGAACTCGCCCGATTCAGCCAATTTGGCAGTTTGGGCGGACTCTTGTGCTACTCGAAGCTCGTCAAGTTGCTTTTGTAGGTTTTCGCGGTTTTCGCGGTCCTTACGGCGTTCGGCAATCAGTTCTTGGTTTTTCGCACGTAACGCTTCGAGTTGTGCGGCCAGATCTGAGCTTTCAGCCACAGGCTGAGGGGCAGTGGGCTCCACAGGAGTAACCGCTGCTTGCTGTTCTTCAGGCACAGTTATGTGTTACTTGGACACTTCTACGTTAGCAGTTAAGAGTTAAGTTCTTCCTCGCGGCGTTCCATGTCCTCGTCGCCAGTGTTTTCTGGTGCCTCTGGCAATGCCAAAGCGTTCTCAGTCGATGCCTCCAGTTCGTCTTCGATGTTGATGTTGTCGGGCAGGATCTCGCCGCGACGTAGCACCTCCAGCAGCATCTGATCGCTGATTTTGCCCATTTGATTGAGTTGAGCCAGTACGGATACGTCTTGGCCGATCAGGCGGTAGTAGTCGAAGTCGCGGTCGATCGTGATCTCTGGGGGTTCCATGCCGACGTATTGGCCGGCAAAGGCAAAAGCTTGCTGCAATGCGCTCTCTAGTTCCTGACTGATAATCGAGAGCACGCTGTTGCTTTGGGCTTGGTCGATGCGTTTGGCCTCGGCAGATTCGGCAACAAACTTTTGACCAAACAGCTTGGTTACGCCGAGCGTGGACATTTGGCCCTCCAATGCTTGGAGTTCGGCCATCTGCGTGTCAAAACTGCTCGCGTCAGACTGCACGTAATACGCCTTATTGCCTGGTTGCATGGCAATGGCGTAGTTCACGCCCATCGTTGCGGAGCCGGTGGTGTCGTCCCAGCCCTCTAAGACGAGGGTAGGCATGGCGGCGATGTGGAGCGCGTGTATGAGGTCTGCTTGGCGCTGGTAATGCGTGATATTCAGGTTGGCGATATCCAGCAGTGGGGGCTGGGAGCGCAACATGCCACGGCGGTTGCTGTAGATCGGCACCACCGGAATTTCGGCGAGGCTGTAGTCGCCGGTTTCGCTGAACTCAACTACGTCTTGGCCCAGTGTGTACAGGTCGTAACGGCCGGGGTAGATCACCCGCATTTGCTCGATCTGTTCTTCGCCAAACTCGTTTAGAGGGCGGGTGGTGTACTCGTGGATGCGAATTTGAGTAAGAGGAGAGCCAGGCATCGTGCTGGCTTGGCGCCAGCCCCAGATCTGGGGTGCGTCGATGTGTACGAAATAGGGACGGCGGCCTTGGGCGCGTTCTTCAGCAAGATTTCGCGCTCCCATTGCTGCGGGGTAGTCCACCAAGATGGCGCTGTGGCCGAAGGTGAGGCTGCTGACAAGGGCACGGCGGGCATATTCGTTGATATTGGAGCCGAGGCCGTCGATGTTTTGCGCAAGCTCCAGCCAATAAGGGTCGCCCTCGATGTGGATGGGTTTGCGGAGAATGGCGCCAGCAGCGGTCTCGATTAGGCGGCTGGTGTAGGGGCTGAGGACGCTGCGATCGACGCGGGTTTGATAAGCGTCATCATCTTCGCGGGGTTCTTGCGGTAGATATGTCTCGCTCAAATCGCGGATGTAGTTCGTGCCACGAGTGACTGCAGCCATCACGCTCCAGTCGGCCATCATCGCAATTACGTCCAGGCTGCGGACGAACGGGGATTCGCTGACTACAGCTCCAGTCGGCGGGATATTGGCGCTGTAGACCACGGCTAGGCTCCTACTTTGTACTTATTTTGGCAGAGAGTCACCACTTGGTTTTGTTTGCCCAGTAGGCGGCAGACATTTTTCCTTTGGAGATGTTCTCTGCGTGGCGAGCTTTGAAGGCTTCGCGGCGTGATTTAGCCGCAGCAGATTCGCCTTCGCGTTTTGGTGAGCCAGAAACACCCTGTTGGCCGAAACGTATGAGTTTTACTTTGTCGCCTTCTTTTGCCAAGACGGCATGTGACTTATTTGGGTGATTCGGGGTGCGTTTTGGTTTGTTGTAACCCGAAAACTTCTCGCCGCGATACTCAATCATCGTCGTCCTCCTCGTCGTCGGGATCGGTGATCGGCACCAGCACTTCGATGCCTTGGGTCAGCATCGTTACGAAGCCGCCGATGATTTCGGGGTTTTGAGGTGTTTTAAACACGAATGTGGCGTGGGTAAGGCCGTCTTCGGCATCAATTTCGATGTGAACACAGCCTCCATTTACGGTTTGGATTGCCATTAGCCGTGATAAGCAACCGCAATGTGGGGAACGATGCTGGGTGTGCCAGAGCTGATAGATGCAACCCTCATACGGATCTTTGCGGCAGGTTTGCCGTCATAAAAGTAGACGTATTGACCGTCAGAGTTGATTGTTTTGCTGGTGTCGATTGTGAACCAGTTGCCGTTGCCGTTAAAACTGCACTCCAAGGCCAAGGTGAAGTTGGCACCGCCAGTAACAGTGGCCGCAAATGTGTAGCTGGCTGAGTGGGCGGGCACCTCGATCCACTCGTTTACGGCGTCCATTGTGGCGCCTGTGTATTCGACCACGTTTGTGTAGCGATCAACGACGGTTATTGCGAGGGCTGCCATGATTATTTCCTCCGTTTTTTGGCGGTTTTGGCGGCTGCCTTGAAGGCAGCGGCGGTGGGGGCACCCTTAGTGCCAGGCTTGCGCATCTTTTCGCCGCTTCCGGCTGCGATGCGCTTGCGTTTTGCAGCGATGTTGCTGTACAGACCGCGTTTTGCCATTATTTCTTCCTCTTTTTCTTGCTCATGCCAGCCTCGCTCATCGCAATGGCGATGGCTTGCTTGCGGCTGGTTACTTTCTTGCCCGAGCTGGACTTGAGTGCGCCAGATTTATACTCTGACATCACTTTTTCGACCTTCTTCTTGCCTTTTTTAGGTTTGTCCTTGTCGCTGTAGTGTCCGGGCATAGGATTCCAGCTGCTTACCACACACGATAGGACGTTTTACCGAGGCTCTCGGGCTTGGCAAGGTTGAAAGTTTGTAGGCACAGGTAGCCAAGAGCATCGAAAGCATGATCGACGCCGAGATTCTTATTGGGGAGGCCGGTTCCTGGGGCATAGGTAAGAGTGCGTAAGGATTTGATCAACTCCTTGCATTTTGGGTTGATAAAGAGACGGCGGGTTCCAGATGCGTCGAGCAGTGCTGTGTTGACGCAGGTGATCTTGTCGCGGATTTTCCACGGATTTCGGGGGCTGGAAACTGTGAAGCCGCTTTTGCGGAGGATGTTGTGGTCGGTGGCGCCGACGCCGCTGGTTTTGCGGGCACCACCTGTTGGGTCCGGGCAAGCAATAATCCGGCGCTCCACGCCGTAGCGGGACTGGATTTCTTCGCATAAATCCCAGGTGGTGGCGCCGCCGGTCATGATGATTTCGTCGAAGACCCAGAGCACGTCGCCTTTTTTGACTGCGCAGACCGCGCTCATTGGGTCCACGTTGAAGTCCACCCCAATCAGCAGGGGTAGTACGGCAAGGTCTTGGACCGTTTTGTCGATGTTTTCGTCCGAGAAGCTGATGGCGACGAGGCCGCTGAGGTTTTCGAAGCTGGCTTCGAATTCTTGGCGGAAGGTGCGGGGGTCGAGTTGGGCGCGGGCAGCCTCAATTTCTTCCGGTGGGACGTTATCGCCGTCGATTGTGGTGAATTGCCACCGTTGCCAGTCCTTGTCACCTTCCTCGCAATAGCACCAGAGGTCGTAGAACCAGCTGGCGGTGCCATCCGGGGTGGAGATGAATAATGCCCAGCCTTGTTTGTCGGCGAGGGCGGGGCGGATCACCTCGAACCAGACCTCCGCGTCCATAAATGCGGCTTCGTCCAGCACCACGCCAGCCAAACTGCGGCCGCGCAACGCCATTGCGTTTTCAGTGCCCTTTAACTCGATCGTCGAGCCGTTTACTAGCTCGATCTTGAGGTCGGTTTCGTTTTTTGCCTTGATCCAAGCCTTTGGGACAAGGCGTTTCATTACCTTCCAGGCGATATCTTTCGCCATCCGGTAGGTGGGGGCGGCATAGAAAAAAGTTTCGCCCGGCCTTTCGATCGCCCCACGCAATAACTCGATACATGACAGGTAACTTTTGCCGAATCGGCGGCCGGCTACCAATACTCTGAAGCGTTTTCGGCTGGAGAAAACTTCGCCTTGCGCGTAGCGAAGGGTGAGTGCTCCAGCAGCGTCGGGCATTTTTGATGTAGGTGGGTACTTTCTAGGGTATTACAGGAATCGAACCCCTGCCCCGGTGTAGTACAGAAGAAGAAATTGAGGGTATGTCAGTAGGTTCCCTGGGTGGCGTCCCGCGTTGGGCAGCGCCGAACCCTACCCCCTAGTGCAGTTGTACTAGCTCGCGAGCAGCCGTCGGACCGTGGTGCGCGAGCAGCCGAGGCGATCGGCGATCGCCTGCTGTGTCATGCCGTTGCGACGCCAACGGCGCGCGCGTTGTTGCCGTGACTCGCTAGCCCACAGCAGGACTAGCAGCGGTAGAAGGATCAGCGCCAGCAGGATTGCGGCGGCGGTGGTGATGGTGGCCATGGTGTGGCGTGTTGTACTCTCGTAGTGTAGCACAGCAGACTCGCTAGGCGGGCCATACTGTAATACTCTGTAACATCAGCAGAGCTTATCTGCCGAGTACAACCAGCCGGCATTCGGCAGCCGATCGGCCGGCAGACTCACATCGATCTAGCAGCGTGTCAGTTCTCGGTGTTGAGAATCCCCACGCAAGCGTGGCGGCTACAAAAGCCAGGAACACAGGGGGGCGAAGTAGGAAGGCGAGCATGGTGGGAAGCGTGGTGAGCTTCCCCGTATTGTAGCACAGGATCGCCGGCTGCCTAGACCTGGCGCCGATCCTCCACGGTGATCTGTAGGGTCGGCGCTGCTGCAGCCTGGGCTTCCGGTGCGACTTCGCCAACCACTGCACCGAGGTCTCGCATCAGCAGCTGAGCGCTGCCGATCTGGCCCTTCCGGATCGCGGCGTCGATTGCGCGCATGCGCATAGCCTGCAAACGTGAAACTATACTCTCGCGATCCTTGCTCCAATCCTCCTCATTCCACCTTTTGACCTCATCCCAATCTCTCCAAGCTGTAACTTCGCCGATACCTTCACGATCAGCATGATCCAGCACAAGCTGACGCACCGGCAAACCAGTCAACTGCCGCTTATAAAGTCGCTTCCGGCGCTCTTCAATCACGGCATTAGGGTTCCGCTTGCCGTAGGGTCGGGGCTTATTTGTTACAGCTTCCGGCGCAATCTCCGGTGCTTCGTTGTTAGCTTCCGGATTGTCCGACATTGTTAGATTCTGCGGCCGTTTGATTCAATACTAGCGCCACCACTGCGGCACAATAAAAAAGCACCGCCGAAGCGGTGCGGACTGAGCGAAGCGAAGGCCGCTCAGTAAGACGGCAAGACAAAAGCAACGGTGCACGATCCGACCGGGCGAAGCTCAAACCCTTCGCCGTGCTCAAACGTCCGGCACCGGCAGCCGGTCAGACCTAACGCAGCCTTGGCAGCCGTTACGATCTGGCGGCGGCTGGCATCCTGTGGCAGTGCCAGCTGATCACGCCGCACCCAGCTGTAATTGGCTTCGCCGCCGAAGGTATCGGTCAGCTCTACATCCCAAACGGTGAGAGTCTTAAGCATCGCTCAGAACCCCACAACGTAGGTATCGGAATCAATGCTGTGACAGGTGAGAGCCTGCCATTCCAGGTCGGCCTTAGTGGCAGCCCGAAGTGCGGCAGTTATGGGTCCCTCCTGGAAAGTGGCAGAACCACGCCAGGTAGTGTCAGAGTCTCGCTTGATGCTGGCAAACCAGCGAGAGCCACGGCCGCCAGCGGTCGGGCCTGAGTAGCGAACCACCGCACAAGCCCGAGAGCCGTCTACGTGGGTTCCGGTCCAATGGAAAGTGTGAGCCATGGTTTGAGCCTTAGGGTGGGGTCTCGTGAAATACAATACAGCAGCACGCGCCACTAGGCAAGTGCCGGCGCCAGGGCATCGCCGGAACCATCAGGCCACGGGTAAGATTCGCGGCGCCATTCCTGATCCGCTGGCAGCAGTGCCAATCCGGTAAGGTCCGCAAGGTCTGAGCGTGTCAGCGCTTCAGCGGCGTCGCGGAAGTTGAAACTCGGGCCGTCGCTCTCGTGCTGGCAGCACCAGGGCAAGCGATCCGCGACGGTGTGCCAGAGCTCTCCTATGGCATCATCGCTTACTCGCTCCAGCTGCTCATCGGCCCAGTAGCGGTCGGCGTCATCCGGCGCGAACTCCTGCAGCGCCTTTTCAACCACGCCGCGCCATTCAGCCATGGCCCAATTCTCCCATGCTTCGGCTTCGTGCTCGGATTCGAGTTCGCTCCAATCCGACTCATCAGCGACGCAGTAGTCTGCCAAGCTGGCGGCCCACTCATCAGCACACCGCAGCGCCGCGGCGTCGCTCTCGTGAATTAACCATAGTTCATACCAACCGCAGGCCCAATGGCCGAAGCTATGGGCGCCGCTCTCATCGTGCTGCGCTAGTCGCTCCAGCTCGGCACTAATCACGCGCCAGTTGGAGAGGGTGAGAGCGTCGCTAGTGTCGCGGCCGTTGCTGATAGGTGCGATGTAGAAGGCGCTCAGATCAGCACCGCAGTAGTTGCCGGTGCTGCCAAACGCGGGATCCGCTGAGCTCCAGCGCTCCAGATTCTCGGGTGTGTAGAGGTCGGCCATGGGTGGGCTTCGACTGAACTTCACCACAATACTACATCAGAGCCAGCTGGCAAGACTAGCGGCCCGTGCTACTGTCGCAGGGTATCCCCAACCCATAGGGAACCATGACCACACAATCACGCAGCCTCCGGCTCGCTGATCAGCTGAGCGCCAACCCTTACGCGTGGCCTGGCGGCTATCCGCTATTCGGCGTGTTTCACGATGGCGGCGCCTGCTGCGCAGCTTGTGCCAAGACTGAGCGCGAATCGATCGGAACCACTACCGGCCGCGACGGCTGGGGATTGGTGGCGATCGACGCGAATTGGGAGGATCCTGAGCTTTTGTGTGACTGCTGCAGCCGTCGCATCGAGTCCGCCTACGCGGAGCCGCAAGAATGACAGGCGGACAATGGGCAACGCAGCGCGAACGCAAGCGTTCCAGGGATGAGGCACGAGAGGCTAAGCGCCGGCTGCAAATCGAGTGGGCAGACAAGCTATGGCTAGCTCAGCACCACCCCTGCGGGGATGAGGTGCTGGCCTGGCTTAGCGAGAACCGTGCGGAAGCCTCAAAAATAGGTTCGAGCCGGTGGCACCTTGAAACGTTGCCGGACCTCCACCAGCGCCAGCAACAGCTGCGACAGGCTGCAGCGTTCCAGGAAGTGCTTGATCGTGCCAAGGTCAGCACTCAAACGCTCACCGTTGAGGAAGTGCTAGCGGCTGGAGGTTTTCCACAGATTCCACAAGATCAGCTGGGGAAAACGGAAAACGCCGCACAACCTGCCAAGCGTTCCAGGCGTAAGGATGCCGGCAAGGCCCGACCCTCCCGGAAGCGTTCCAGCTGATTAACCTCGGCTCCTGCCTAGCGGTGGGGGCCTTTTCTGCCACCGTTAATCACCCGAAGCCGAGAGGGTAGAGTCTCACCCCCCGGCTCCCTATCGGGCACCAGCAGCACCAGCGCCCGCAGTGCCAGGCCAACCCCAACCAATACCAGTGCCGTAGCGATGAGACTCATTGGACCCAGCTGAGACAGCATGAATGGCCGATCCAGCTAGTGAATGGCCTTGTGCTCAGTCTGGTTAATGAATGGCGTTTATTCAGCGTGTTTATGAATGGCGAATGTTAAACATGAATGAATTTTTAGGCTTGAATGGCCTCTTGAATGACATCGAAATATCTGTGGCATCGTTCCATGAATGACTGCTCAGCTTGTTCCAGCTCTGCTGCATCCATGTAGTGGACGTTAGGTGTACCGCAGCGGCGGGCTAGTACGATTGCCGCTCCAGCTGGTTTTAAGCCGGTTAAATACTTAAGTCCCAGTGAATAGGCTCCGCACTGGTCAATGTAAGTATGTCCGCTGGGAAGCCTGTCGTCGCGGTCGGTTTTACGTCCCACGCTAGTTTTCCAGTCGCAAACATAGATGCCTTGTTTACCTTTTATGGTGAGCAGGGCGTCTGCTGTTCCAGCAAATCTTGCTGGGTGATGAATGGAAAATTCACTTGCAAATACTTCGGTTACGTTTTCAGCGATCCAGTCAGATAGTGATCGAGCGTAACCTTTTGCACTGAATCCTACTGGAGGAACATTGGGGCGTACCCTTTTGAGTGCCCATTGTGTGATCGGGACAGGAATACGCGCCAGTCCTTGTTCGTCCCAGCGAATGGAGTTTCTTTTGTTTGCTGTAGAACGGGCTAATTGCATTGAAGTTTTTAATAAATACTCTGCTTGATTGTGCGTCATATTGCCTCTGTTTGCTGCAACATTACGCTGACATGTAGCTTCAGCTTCCCCGAGGCGTGCTGTCCAGCGTTCCAGTCCGGTAGTGTCACTGGTCTCTTTTAAGATTCTTGTGACACTGTGATACACGTTCCCGGTTTGGTCTCTGTAGATCCGGCCGCCGGGGTCGCTTTCGTCATCACGTTCCAGCTTCCAACGCCTTAATCCAGCAAGTGTGTCTTGTGTATTAGGCATTGAAGGTACTATTTCCCTTCTGGATTCTAATACAGGTGTCAAGCTGCGAAATCGCCGTGCAAGCGCCTCCTGGCTTCTAGGTATGCGGCATGAGCTTCTTCAGCCGTGTCATACGTTCCAAGGTAAACAGCTTTCCCTTGGGTTATAAGGCGAGCCTTGAAGCGCCCATTTGCCTTGCACCAGCCTTTCATCCCAAGAATATTGGCGCGGTTTTGTGTATCACTACATAACCTGAGGTTCCAGATACGGTTGTTTGCCTTGTTTTGGTCTTTATGGTCGATCTGCACAGCACCTGGATCGGCACCTGTGACCCATGCCCACACAAGGCGATGGGCTCTCAACTGAAAATTACCGAGCTTGATAGACCTGTAGCCGTAAGCGTCTACAAAACCAGCAGGTACATCCAAGCGTGTTTGAGAGCTACGGCGAACGCGCCAGAAAAGCTCTCCAGTGAGAGGGTTAAAGGAAAACAGCTCCCATAACTCCGCCGTGGAGGGAAGGGGCCTGTATGCTCGTGCCATCGCCTATTGCAGGTAGGTGGTCGGGGGCAGGGTGTTGGAAGCACCGCTGCCCCACCATTTTACCTATCAGGCAGGCTTGAACGGGTTCGCACCTGTGAGCAAGCGCGAGATGTCGAAGCCCTCAGCTTTGGCTTCAATCCAGGCGGAATCAATATGTTCCTGCGAACCACGCTTGCGGGGTACAGGACGGACGGCGTACTCGGTGGTAAGACCAGAGCCTTTCTTGCTGATGGTGAAGTCCCACTCCAGCAGATTTGAATAATCCTCAAGCTGGCTGATGGCGTCGATCTCTTTCAGGATCGACTTTTGGGTGATCTGCAGGACTTGGACTTTGCCGGCGTCATAGACGTAGACGGGCAACGCCACAAAGAACTTCAGATCTGCGGTGCCGGGGCCTCCACGGCCTTCACGGGGTTCGAAGTCGCCCATTTCGGCAACCACGTCTTCGTAGGTGGGCTCGAAGTCCCAGCGGAAAGGCTTGTTGGTGCCGTTTGCTTGGCCCCAGCATTCCCATCCTTCCAGAGGTTCGTCAGTGAGTAGGGCGAAGCGGACGGAGCCACCATCGGGGAGTTTTGAAAGGCTGAGGTAGCCGCCGCCGGTGCTGTTGGAGGTGACTGCTGCTGAGGCGGTTTTGCTGAGAAATGCCATGGTCTAGGTGTTTGGTGTGGTCGGCAGGAGTGCCAACGCCTTACACAGTAACACGGGTTGACCGAGGGCGCTAGCCTACAAAAACGCCCCTACAGCTGAGCTGCGGGGGCGTGGTGAACATTCTCGTGTGAGACTCTAACATGTCGCAAAGTAAGACGCAGGATCTGCTGGCTTTTGTGCGCCAGCTGCCTGTTGGATTGGC